ATAGACAAGAAGAATTCTATTTGTGAATTATATAATCCAGTTAAACTACCTTGCCTGATACCACCTAGAAAGTGGGACTCAGTGTACTCAGGGGGTTACTACACCTACACTAATATAAACTTAGTGAAGACTATGGACCACTCATACCTTGAGATGTTGGATAAGTCAGACTTGAAAGAGGTGAAGAAGGCTGTAAACATAGTCCAAGAGACAGGATGGAGAATTAACAAGAAGGTCTTTGAAGTTATGGATACTCTATTTAACTCGCGGTCAAGCTGTACGGTTATTCCAGAGTTCCTAGAGAGAACTATGCCTCAACCTTACCCTAAGAAGGGGACTAAAGAAGAACAAATAGAGTGGAAAAGACTAGCTTCTCTTATCCATGCAGATAATGTACGATTAAAAACTAAAAGAATACAATTCAGCCAACTCATGTGGACTACGAGAAAATTTAAAGATGAGAAGGTTTTCTACTTTCCTCATACTCTTGATTTCAGGGGGAGGATGTACGCTAATACAGCATTCCTGAACCCACAAGGAGAGGACTCAGCTAGGGGCCTTCTGGAATTCTCTGCTGGTAAACCTCTAGGAAGTTCAGGACTACCTTGGCTGCAAGTTCATCTAGCTAATTGTTACGGGCATGATAAGGTGTCTTTAGAAGAACGAGTAGAATGGGCTAAACTCCACGATTGGGCTATCGTTGAAGTAGGAACAGCTCCACTGATTAATAGGTGGTGGATGGAAGCAGATAAACCTTGGCAGTTCCTGAGAGCCTGTAGTGAGTATGTTAAATATAGGGTTAATCCTAAAGATTTTGTGAGTCATCTGCCTGTTACTGTAGATGGTTCTTGTAATGGTTTACAGCATTTCTCAGCTATGCTAAGAGATGAGGTGGGAGGTAAGGCTGTAAACCTTACAATGACTGATGATCCTCAAGACATTTATGACATTGTAAAAGATAAGGTAGTAGAAAAAGTAAAAGCTGATCCTGAAGCTATAGTTTCACCTTTAGATATAAATAGAGCACTAGTCAAACGGCCTGTTATGACTACTCCTTACGGGGCTACCCTCTATGGAATGAGAGAACAGATTTATGAGGAGCTGAAGAAGCAATTAGATAAAGGAATAATTTTTACTACAATTTCTAAAGATAAAGACTTATGGGTGTTTTGTAAATATTTAGCTACTGTAATTTACGAATCTATAGGAGAAGTTGTAGTCTCAGCTAGAGAAGGTATGGATTGGCTGCAGGAGTGTGCTAGGGTCTTGAGTAAAGACAGTAGACCTATCTATTGGACTGTTCCTACAGGGTTTATAGTTAAACAGAAATACTTAAGACCGATAGTTAAAGAAATACGAACAATTATAAATGGTAAGGTTGCTTCTTTATACTCTGCACACGGGGTAGGAGATAAACTAGACAAACACAAGCAGACTAATGGAATAGCTCCTAACTATGTTCATAGCATGGATGCTTGTCACCTGATGAAAACTGTAAATCTTTCTTATACTGATATTCAGAGCTTCTCTGTAGTTCATGATTCGTTTGGTACTCATGCTTGTGACATGGAACTACTAAGTGAAAACTTAAGAACAACTTTTATTGAAATTTATAAAGAGGATGTCCTTAAGAAATTTGCAGAGGAACAATCAGCTTCTCCTTCTATTTGTAAGAATACATTTCCTAAAATTCCGAAGTACGGTAAGTTAAACATTAAAGAGGTGAAAGATGCAGAATTCTTCTTCAGTTGACGTAGCTAATGTCGATGTTAAAAAGGTAGCACAAGGTATGATGAGAGTAGTAGATAGTTTAGATAGTTTTACCAAGGCTGAGAAGTATGCTATACTCTCAGCAGTATTCAATTGTTTATACTTAAATAAAATGATGAAAGAAAGGAGTATCAGTGATGTGATGGAAATGATAGGTAAGATGAGGAGGGACTGTAAATTTAAACAGATCCCTGAATTCGGTGGAGCAGAAAAATATATAATAGGAGAACTATAAAATGGCTACTAAATTACCAATGAACGTAACACCAGTAGGAACAGCAGCATGGCCTTGGTTGAATACTCCAGATACTAGGTATGATGCTGATGGAGTATACCAAGTTAAAATGATTTTTAACAAGAAGGATGTTAAGGGAATTCAAGCTATAGTAGATCCCTTGATGGATGGTGGAAAGCACAATCCTGTTAAGCCTGAGCTGGATGATCAGGACAAGCCTACCGGAAACTTTGTAGTTAACTTTAAATTAAAAGCTAAAGTTAAAACTAAGAGTGGTGATACTTTTACTCAGAAACCTATACTCTTGGATACTGCTGGTAATCGTGTGTTGAATCAAGTGGGAGCTGGCAGTAAGTTGAAGATAGCATATCAAGCTGTTCCTTTTAATCAAGGAGCTGGTGGTGTTACCATGCGTATGCAGAAAGTACGAATTATGGACTTGGTTGAGTACACCAAGAAAGATGATGTTGATTGGGGTAAAGACGAGGGTAGCTTTGTGGGAACAACAGCAGAAGCTTCTGAGGATACCGATGAAGATAATGAGGACTTCTAAAATGCCCGATTATGAATTTTGTAGAAACATGGATCAAGAAATGATAGCTAATCGAGTTCGTAGTTTAAAAAGTGATGAGCTATCAGCCTTGGTTGAAAATGTAATAGTTATGATTGATTGTGGACAGTTTCCACATGAAGCCTTTCATGAGGTCAGGGCTGTCTATAAGTTACTACTTAATATTAAGCTTAGTGCTAAAGAAGATGAAGCGTTTAACTAGAAAACAAAGGTACAGGGGTATACGAGAGGGCTACAGAAGTGGCTTAGAAGAACGAATAGCCAGCCAGTTAAAGGCTTCTGGTGTAGTTTACTCTTACGAGACGGAAAGACTCAAGTATATCCCTGTACCTAAGCACTATACACCTGACTTTATCTTAGTGGGAAAAGATAAAAAGATCTATATTGAAACCAAGGGTAGGTTCTTGGCTAAGGATAGAACTAAACATCTCTTAGTCCAAGAACAACACCCTGATATAGATTTAAGGTTTGTTTTTACTAATTCCAGGCAGAAGTTATACAAGGGTTCATCAACTACCTATGGTAGATGGTGTGAAAAGCATGGGTTTACCTATGCGGAAAGGAGTGTGCCTGATATATGGTTGAGAGAAATAAGAAAGGGGTAGTTCATGAGCCATGTCCAAAATGCGGTTCTAAAGATAACTTAGGGAGATATCCAGATGGTCATGCGTATTGTTTCGGTGATAATTGTGATCATTATGAGCATGGTAATGATTCAACTTCTATACAAGATATACCAAAATCCAATGGTGTTTTTAGACAGGGTATTTACGAGTCCCTTAGCAAGCGTGGAATATCTGAAGAAACCTGTCGATTCTTTAAGTATCAAGTAAGTTACGACAATAATAAAAAGGTTCATATTGCTCCTTATTTTAATGAGGAGAATAAATTAATAGCTCAACAGTTAAGAACTAAAGATAAAGACTTCCCGATCTTAGGGGAAACTAGAGATTTAGGTTTATGGGGAAAGCAGTGTTGGACAACCGGAAAGCGTATTGTCATAACAGAGGGGCAACTTGATGCTATGTCAGTCGCTGAGTTCCAACGCTGTCAGTACCCTGTAGTATCCATTCCAAACGGTGTAGGATCAGCCTGTAAAGCGATAGCTAAAGACTTAGAGTGGTTGTTAGAGGGCTTTGAAGAAATAATCCTAATGTTTGACAACGACTCTCAAGGGAACAATGCAGCCCGTAAGGTAGCAGAGCTTTTCCCACCTGGAAAATGTAAGATAGCATCCCTGCCGCTTAAAGATCCTAACGAGATGCTCCTAGCTAATCGCGGAGCTGATATGGTTAACGCTATGTTCAGGGCTTCAGTTTACAGGCCGGATGGAATTATTGCTGGTGAAGATACTTGGGAACTGGTAAACACTCCGATGCAAGCTGCTGATATGGAGTATCCTTGGCAGGGTCTTAATAACCTTACTTTAGGAGCTAGAAAAGGTGAACTCGTCACGTTTTGTGCAGGGACAGGAGCTGGAAAATCTACCGCTGTTAAAGAAATTGCATCATACTTCCTCTCAAAAGGAGAAACAATTGGTTATATTGCTCTTGAGGAGTCTGTACGCCAAGCAGCCATTGACTTCATGTCTATTGAAGCCAATGAAATGCTTCACCTCAAGGATAATTTAGAGGAAAAATTTTTACGGGATATATGGGAAAAAACATTAAATACAGGGAGACTATTTTTATATGATCATTGGGGAAGCATGGATGGAGATGTTCTCTCCAATCGTATTCGGTACTTGGCTAGGAGTTGTAATGTTTCTTGGATCATTGTTGATCATATTTCTATTATGGTTAGTGGTATCGAGAGTGGAGATGAAAGAAGACTCATAGATAACTTGATGACCAAGCTGAGATCACTTGCAGAAGAAGTAAACATAGGTATCTTTATTGTATCTCACTTAAGAAAACCATCAGAGGGGAGAGGACATGAAGACGGCAGAAAAATATCACTTAATGATCTTAGGGGAAGTGGAAGCATCGCTCAACTTAGTGATTTCGTTGTTGGACTCGAAAGAAATCAACAAGAAGAGGGTGAAACAACTGTTAGAATACTCAAGGCTAGATACAAGGGGAGTTCGACAGGAGTTGCAGCGAGACTATACTACGACAGGGAGACAGGTAGGCTGAGAGAATGTGAATATATTGAAGAGGCATTTTAAATATGAATATAATATTTGATTTAGAAACTGATGGTTTACTTCCAGATGTCTCCAAGATTCATTGTTTAGCTATGACAGTAGAAGGAGCACAGGCTTCTCAGGTGTTTGCTAATGAAGACCAGTATGATAACTTAGAGCAAGCCTTAGAGGTGATGTCTGATGCTGAGGGTCTGGTGGGACATAATATATTAGGGTATGACCTGCCAGTACTAAAGAAACTTTTAGGCTGGACTCCCAATAAGGAGACAAAGATAAGTGATACCTTGGTGGTGTCAAGGTTAGCTTACTCTCACATGATGACTTTAGATGCCAAGAAGAAGTACATCCCTACCAAGCTCTATGGTTCTCATAGTTTAAAAGCTTGGGGCTATCGATTAGGTATGCTGAAGGGTGACTTCAACCACGAGGATACTGATTGGTCTACGTTCACTAACGAGATGGCAGACTATTGTGCCAGAGATGTCGCTATTACCTCTACTTTGTTTGATCATCTATGTGAAGTTGAGTGTGCAGAAGAAGCTGTTAAGTTAGAGCATGAGTTTGCTTATGTTATCCAAAGGCAAGTAGAGAATGGTTTTTCTTTTGATGTTAAGAAGGGGCAGGAGTTATATGTAGCTCTTCTCAAGCAACAGGAACAAATAGGTACTAAGCTAAAGAAACGATTTGGTAGTTGGTACAGGGATTTGGGAAGCTTCACTCCTAAGAAGGATAACAAGGCTAAAGGTTATACTGCTGGTGAAAGTTTTAATAAGGTAGAGAAGGTAGATTTTAATCCTAACAGTAGGGATCATATAAGCTACAAGCTACAGAAAGACTATGAGTGGAAACCTAAAGACTTTACTCCTAATGGTAAGCCTAAAATTGATGAAACAATCTTAAAGTCTTTACCATATCCAGGTTGTGATGAGTTGTTCAATCACTTCCTCCTGTCTAAAAGAATATCTCAACTGGCTGAAGGTGATAACGCTTGGTTGAAACTGGAGAGAGACGGGAGAATCTTTGGAAATGTTAATACTAATGGAGCTGTTACTGGCAGGTGTACCCATTCTTTTCCTAATTTAGCTCAAGTCCCTGCTGTTTACAGTCCCTTTGGTAAAGAGTGTAGAGAACTGTTTAAGGCTTCTGATGATAAAGTATTAGTTGGTTGTGATGCTGACGGCCTAGAGCTTAGAGCACTAGCAGGATACTTGAAGAAGTATGATGGTGGTAAGTATGCTACTGCTGCTGTTGAAGGCAATTCAAAAGACGGGACTGACATTCATTCTATTAATCAAAAACTAATAGGATTAAAGTCACGAGATACTGCCAAGACATTTTTCTATGCTTTTATATATGGAGCAGGAAACGAAAAGCTAGGGAAGATCTTAGGGACTAACATTAGCGGAGGTAAACAGGCTAGGATGAAGCTGTTGAACGGTGTCGAGGGTTTACTTAAATTAACTGAGGCCGTTAAGCAAGCTTACCGTAGGAGAGGGCATCTTATAGGCTTGGATGGTAGAAGACTTCATGTCCGGTCAGAACATTCTGCTTTAAACACTCTGCTTCAGAGTGCAGGAGCTATCTTGATGAAAACATCCTTGATTCTCTTGGATAAACGGTTACAATTAATGGGGTTAGAGCCTGGAGATGACTATGAGTTTGTAGCTAATATCCATGATGAATTTCAAATTGAATGCAAGGAGAGGTATGCCAAAAAATTTATCGGACCGGAAGCGGAACAAGCGATTAAGAGAGCTGGAGACTACTATGAATTTGGATGCCCTCTTAGTGGAACGTCTAAAATTGGAAGAAATTGGGCTGAAACACATTGATACATTTGATAAACTGGTAGCTTTTTGTGAGGGGTTTTATAAGTTTTTGTTAAGTAAAAATCCTTATTCTAGTTACAACTATTCTCGTTATCAAACTTATTCTCGACATTGTAGAATGTATTTATTTGTATTGTTGAAAAATTTCAAATGTGAACAATGTGGTGCAACTAATATGAAAAGATCCTTGAATTTTCATCATGAGAATCCTAAAGAAAAACGAGATAAAATATCAAGACTAGCGTGGAGAGAGTCTTTTAGAAAAAGCTTACCAGAACTTTTCAAGTGTATATACTTATGTGACGAGTGTCATTACCAAGAACATTTAAAGATGGGAGATTACTATGGGTACTTTGAGACTATTGATAGATGGAGACATACTTACATACAAAGTGTGTTGGGCAGTACAGACAGTGGTTCATTGGGATGACGGGATTTTAACAACGGCTACTAATGTAGAGGAATTAAAATCTCAGGCTGATTTTATGATTCAAGAGTGGCAAGAGAAGTTAGGAGAAGATAAAGATTTTACTACTATTATTTGTTTTTCAGATAGAGCAAATAATTTCAGGCGAAAAATTTTTCCCGATTATAAGTTAAACCGGAAAGATAGTAAGAAGCCTCTAGGATATAATCATCTGGAGACTTATCTCAAGGAGCATTATGTTACCATGACTCAACCTATGTTAGAAGCTGATGATGTCTTGGGTATCCTTGCTACTGATGGAAAGTGGGACAGGAATATAATTATTTCTATTGATAAGGATATGCTCACGATTCCTTGTGAGTATTACAACATGGATTCAGAGATCACCGAAATTATTGATGAGAAAACTGCTGATCATATGTTTTTCTTCCAGACTTTAACAGGAGATTCAGTAGATAATTACAAGGGGTGTCCAGGAATAGGACCTAAGAGAGCTACGGAACTCCTTCTAACTAAAGGAGTTAAGTGGCAAACCATTAAAGATGCTTACGAGAAAGCAGGACTAACTGAAGATCATGCTTTAACTCAAGCTAGAGTTGCTAGAATTTTAAGAACTAAAGATTATAATTTTGATAAAGAGGAAATTAATTTATGGAATCCTTCAACGAAAATGTAAAGATTTATAATATGATTAAAGAAAATGTATCCCCTGATTATTATGCTAGGTATGACATAGAACCAATCAGTTTTATTATGAGGAATAATATTCCTTATGCTGAGGGGAACGTGATAAAGTATGTATTAAGACATGACATGAAGGGTGGTAAAGAAGACATTGACAAGGCAATACGCTATTTAGAAATGATTAAAGAGGAGAAATATAGTGCAAAAAGTCAGGAAGTTTCATGAGAAAATGGAGTTAGCTGTTGATCAACCGTTCAGTAAAGAGTTACTTGAGTTCAGGATGAAGTTAATCCTCGAAGAGGTGCAGGAGTTAGCTGAGGCTGGCTTTAGATTGGAAGGAGACATAGATCAAGGAGAAACCTATGTATTACTTCAAGATTTCTTAAAGGAAATGTGTGATGTGGTTTATGTTCTTAAAGGAACTGCTGTTTCTTTTGGAATGAACTTTGATAAGGCATACAATTTAGTACACAAAGCTAACATGAGTAAGTATCCTTTTACCAAGTGTGAACATGGAAAAGTATTGAAGGGTAAAAACTATAAACCACCTGTCCTAGAGGAGTGTGTATGAATAAACCTTCTGTTAGAGCACAAGTTATTACAAGGAGAACTTATAATAGGCCTTTAGATAATAAGGATGAAGTCTATGAGACTTGGGAACAGACTATAGACAGGGTAATTGATCATCAGAACTGGCTTTGGAATAGAGCTGCTGGTACTGAGTTAGGAATAGGACCAGAGTTAAAAGAATTAAGACAGCTCTTGTTAGAACGCAAGGTCATGGTATCAGGTAGAACCTTGTGGTTAGGTGGAACTGATGTAGCCAAGAAGAGAGAAGCTAGTCAGTTTAATTGTGCTCATTTAAAAGTGGAGACTATCCATGATGTTGTTGACTCTTTGTGGCTCTTGTTACA